TAAACTTTCGTTGATACAGGCTCGCACGTTGAACCGGTTTAATGCTTTACCCAATTTAGGCATGAAGCAGGGCTGTGGTCGCTGAGCAAAACATCTCATTGACAGCAATGTGGCCTGGCCGTGCAGGCGGGGTGAAGATCCCTTCAGAACCATTTTGAATTTATCAATAACGGCTTTCCACTCCACGTTCTTGATCATCTCGAATGTTCGAGCTAAAATGTCATCTCCGAGGATAGCGGCACGAGCTTTAGTCACCCGAAGGCGACGGCAAGTGACTGCAAATTGAATACCGTTGTACCAGGAGTTCCTCCACGTGGTGTTTGTACCACCAGTAGGAAGCTGGTCTTCGACGGTTGCGCTAAACTCGTAAAATCTGCTCTGAACCTTGTATTTACGGATGTCAAGATGGAAGTTTCGGAACCAAACAGGTAGGCGTAAAAGCTCAAGAACGTGGTCCATAAGAATGGCCACGCGCGCACGTTGCTCTGAGTCGTTGCGCGAGAAATCCCCTTCTGAAGTGTATTCGAGGGTTTCGTCTTGAGTCAAAAATGTCCCGATCGAGGTGTCAGTGGTTTTATAGCAGAATTTGATCTGAACATCGCCTAGACGAATGCAGTGGTTATCGTGTTCGAACAGGAACTGCGAGCGTTCCATCACGATCATAGCACCAGGACCAGTGAACGCGTTGTAAGCGTCGTTCCCTGCGTTTATTATCCTTGGTGCCCAACTGTCGTCAGTGCGTTTACCAGCGAGCGTCTCTTTCTTTACCTGAAGGTCTTTAGTTCCGAGATAGTGGGCAGTAGCCATGTCTAAATCTTCATAGGCGGCCCTCATTTTGTCCTGCTTCACAGGATCAAATTTGTTGAGCCACCTTTCTCGGTCTTCTAGGTTCTCCTCCCAAACATCAAAGAGGGCGTGGGCTTTGGGTTTCAGCTCCTCTAAGAGTGCAATTGCCTCTCTGAACACATCATCGTCGATATCGTCTTTGTGTTTGAAGTCGCAACGTTTATTAACAGCGGCAATGAAACTCGAGTAATCATTGTTAGTGACTACGGGAATATCTTGCGACATCACCGGTCCAAGTATATTGACCGGGTCATCATGCTTGTCATCTTCAGCAAGACGCCCATCATATGTACATTTGACGGGTATCTCACCTTTTAACGCGCGGATTGGTACGACAGTAGCGCGGTGAGTTTCACCAACATCAAACTGTCCTTCTAACGGATCGCGGTCTTTGTTCGAGACGTTTATGGGGGCGGCGCCGGCCATCAGCTTCCGCTGAGCTCTGTTCGAGTTCTCAGTCG